AATTCTCCCGCCACAGCCTTTACATCCAGTATGTTCGCCATATTCCCGTAGATATTTACCGCTGGGATGTTGATATTGACACCCGCCGTCCCGCCATACGCACCAGCAATAGCTAGCCCACCGGTCTGTTGTCCTGTGGCTTGACCGGAACGTATGGCCGATACTACGCTGGCCGGAAGGACATATTCTCCTCCATGGACTATGGCCGGCATCGCCGCGCCTACGGAGCCAGGCACCAGTCCACCTTCGGAAAAGCCTAAGAGTTTGCCGACAAGACCTCCTGTCCCGCCGGTGAAGAAATTCAGCAGCCCGTAGATCGCCAGTTTCGCCACCATCTGCGCGATAAGGTCCAGGAATGCGTCAAGTATGCTCTGGAAAAGCGCATTAACCGACTGCAGGATGACCTCGAATACGCCCTGCGCCGTGGTGAGTATCTGGCGGAATGCTGTGGCAAAGTTGCTCTGTGCGGAATTAATTGCACCGGAAAATGAGGTTTTCCAGTCTATCCCGGCGTTCTTCAGTTCTATGACGGCCTGCTGCCATCCACCGACAATCGTTTTGCTTGCCGCGATATAGTCAGCCTTCATCTGCCGGAGCGATAGTTCGGTATTACGGCGCACGGCTTTCGCATCCTCGCCTTGCCGCGCGGCGGTGACGTAGGATTCCATTTTTATTTCGCCGAAGTAATCCGCATAGGACTTCCCCTGTTCTGTAAGCGACAGTTCCGTGAATTTCTTGTCCGCATCGGCGTAGGCCTCGGCAAGGTCGATTTGCTCCCGGCGGTACTCTTCCAACTCTCGCTGTAATGCCCGGAATGAGGAAATATCTCCTTTCCGCGTGTCTGCGGGCTTATCTACCGCGCCCGTCGCGCGCGTCGGTACCGTGCTGCCGGTGGAAACCCGGGCGGAGGCCGCTTCACGCTCTTTTTTCGCATTCTCTCTGGCTGCTTCAATACGACGCTCAAGCATGGAGATTTTTTCATCTAGTTTCGAAAGGCTTTCCTTGGCTTGAATATCTCCAATGCTGATATAAACCTCACGGGCTTTTTTCATGGCGGACAACTGCTTGGTTGCCTGTGAAAGGAATAATTCTGAAGGGGTGGCCTCGTCGTTAATACCAAATGCAGCGTGAATTTTTTCACCAACCCATTCTAAAATAGTTCCCAAATCTTGAAGCCAGTTAAGCCACCATGCAGCCACAGGCATTAGAAAGCGCCCCACGGATTCTGCTATGTCATCAAACTGTTTCTTAAGCAGATTCAGCTTGCCGGCATAGGTGTTCATTTCCGCCGTTGCGCTTCCGCCAAAACGCTCCTCCACCTGCCGCATGACCTCAGCGAATATCTTTGATTTAGGGGTATTCTCGTCTATGGTTATGCCGAGCTTCGCCAGCGACGCCGTATTGCCCTCGAAGGCTTTTCCCAGCATCATCGTTGCCGTGCGCAGGTCCACTCCAAGACCGGACGACAGGTCCAGCGTGCCCTTTGTGGCGCGCTTTAGCGAGTCTCCATACAGTCCGAACGTAGTCAGCAGCCGTTCGCTCTCCAGTATCTGTTCCTTGGTGGACATCGCGCATCTGGATTGCGCTTCGGCGAAGGCCACATAATCGGCAATGGCGGCTTTGCTGGTTATGCCAAGGTTCTCCATCGCATGGGTAAAGGTTGTGATGGCTTTCTCTGTCTCGGCGTACTTTTCTACCGCACTTTCGGCCCAGTCGAACAACGTGGAGGCCACGCCGCCGGCCGCAAATACCGTGGCTATTTTCTCCGCGCCGGATATGAACTTCGATACCTGACGGTCCAGCTTGTTGACGGAATTTACCGCCGAATTAAAGCTGTCCCAATCGATGTTCAGTCCGAAGTCAACCGATAGTGCCTGATTAGCCATTTCGTTTACCTATACCCATGTCCGACAACGAAACATCCATATCCTGTCCGGCCGTATAACCTCCGCCTACTATCGCCTGTATTTTCTTTGCCATGTCCAAATCACACATGGCCGCTTGATATGCCGCCCATTCCAGCCATGCGGGCGTCTTGTCCAACAACGCCTCGAAGCTATACTGCGGGAACTTGCCTGCTATCAGGCGGAAGGCGACGCCGAGGCTGTCCCCGCCGACAACCCCGCCATTACTTTCGCCACCGCCGCCATAAAAGCCGCCCGCAGCTTTCCGAAGTCATTTACCTCAGCCACAGTGACGGCCAGCAGCCCGACATCTTCCAGTGTCAAGCTGGCGCACTTCTCTATAAGCGCCGCGTCAGGCTCGCCGTTACCCAGCAATATGCCGAGTACCTCCGGCAGTTTCGGCCCGGCCTGCGCTAAGAGGGCGAACAGCATGCCCTTGTGGTCAGCAGCGGGCTCTACCGGCTTTAAGTTTTCGGTCAGGCGCATGAGGCCCATGATTTGCCGTATAGTCAACGGCGTGATGGTGTAGTCCACTCCGGCAAGCCTTATTTTCCGGCTCTGGGGCATCAGTGCGGCTAGGGTATCGGGTGTTTTTTCTTCCATGGTTACCTTACGCGGCAGCAGCCGTGTCCTCCACCTGGCCGAAGCGGACGTCAGCCGCCTTGGACGTGTCGCAAAGCACGTCGGCCTCTACGTCAAACAGCGTCTCGGCGTCCTTCTTGTAGGCCGGGGATATCTTCCCGGTGAAAACCACCCGCCAGAAGGTGTATTTCCGCGTGCCGCCGGCCGGTCCTTTCACGTTTATGAAGACGGTCTTTGCGTTGGCCGCGGCGCCGTCAGTCAGTTTCAGCGTGGTGCCTGACACGGTGGCGCCGGTGTGGCCCAGCGCGAGCTGGAGATTTGCCAGCGTGGCTTCCGCCAGGCTGAACTTCAGCGTAACTTCCTCTTTCTTCGGTACCATGTCGACTTTGCCTAGCGCCTGGTCTACCTCTATGTCGGTCCAGTCGACGCTATGCTGTATCTGAACACCGCCTTTGGTGTACCCCACGTCTAGGGCTGCCGTTTCAGCCGCGCCGTATTCGCCTACCTTGATGGTCCCGGCCTGCAGGCCCAGCGTTATGTTTTCTTTGTTTCCAGCCATTTTAGATGACCTCCGTGAATTTGATTGAAAAGACCATTCCCCTGCTATAAAGCCGCGTGTCGGGCTCGTACATGCTGGAACCGGCCAGTTGCTTGCAGCAGCGGATACGGTATGTTGCCGACGGTATAGCTATTGCGTCCTGCATGTCCAGCAACGCCTTTACCCGGTTTACGATAGCTTCGGCATTGAGCGCACTGTCGGCGTATACTGATATGCGGATGGACATTTCGCCAAGCAGTTCCTCTTCCGTGCCGTCCGCGATGATGCCAAACACCAGATACGGAGCCGTGACCCCTTCCGGGGCAACATCCGGGTATATGCGCCCGCCTCCAAGCAGTGCCGTGAGCGCCGCATCAGCAGACAGGTAGGCGTAGAAGTCAGCGAGCATTGAAACGCTCCGTAGCTTTGCGAATTACCTGCTCAATTCGTTTTCGGGCATCCGGTGCCAGTTTCAGCACCGTAGGCCAGAAGAACGGTCGGGCTGCCAATTTCGACGTGCCGTACTCAAGCATGTGCCCATAGAATCCATTACTGCCCTTGAAACGCACATAAACGCTGACGACAATCTCTTTGCCAAGTTCCGCTTTGCGAAGTACCCAGTGGATACTGCCCTTGAGGTCCACCACCGGCCCAGTCTTTTTGCTGTTTTTGCGACGCTTGACCCGGGTTTCCTGTGAATGTGGCGCTTCGCCCGGCTTGGATACGCCGCCGCCTTCCGGCAGGGCCGCACGCAATGCCTTTGCCACATCCTTCCCGTGCCCCTGCAATGCTTCCGCGGCGCCGACCTGCACATCCGAACCCAGCCGATTCAGTGCAGTTATCAATTCGTCCTTGCCGTGAAGGGTTATCTTCATCATTTCAGTCCACCCGCTTGCACATAAGCTGCAATTGTTCCCTGCCGTCAGCCGGGTTGATTATCTCCACGATATGATACGCCTGCCCGTTCGCCATTATCCGCCAGTCGGCCTTCACGTCCGGCCGGTAACGGATGATTATCCGCACGGTAATCTCGCTGTCCACGCGCTCGGCCGCAAAGTATTCCCGCCCGCGCAGCGGCAGCACAGCCGCCCAGATCGTCGCAATATCCGTCCATCCGCTAGCCTGTCCTGCGCTGTCTCTCATTCCCGCGGGCTGTTGCAGTCGCACACGTCGATTCAACTGACCGGCTCTCATCTTTGCCACATCCTGTACGTTTCGATTAAATAGCGCACGCCCATAGGCAGTTCGACCAAGCTTTGCGAACTGTTCAATGCGGTAACTGCTTCGCGGTTTTCGTAAAGGTGGGCGGCAAATAGCTTAATCGCCTGACGTAGAGGTTCAGGAATATCACTTGCAGATTCTCCATATCCCGCTTTGAACTCGATAACCACACCGTTGACAACCTGCAGCATATCCGCCGGCCAAATCGCCGAGTCCCTCAAAACAAGGCGGCCGGGAATACTGTCCGTATCCACTATGTAATTGCTGGAATCGAACGTTTTCTCTATGCCGCTGCTGTCGATGTATCGGAAAGAATCTATCGAGATAAGTGGAGCGAGGGGGATTATGATTGTATCGCTGTCTGGAAAGGCATCCATTATCAATTTCCATGACTGCGACAGCATGACCACGCTTGTTATTGTTTCCAGATGTTGCCGCGAGGCCTTTACAAGCGAATCTATCAATGCGTCATCATCGGCAAAATCCACGCGCAGATGCAGCTTCATTTCTGCGGTGGGTATTGGCTCAATGATCGGCGGCGTTTTAAGTTTAAGCGTCATCATGTCCCCCAGCGGAGCCGGGCGGTATTCACCGCCCAGCTCCTCCGGTATGCTATCTGTAGTGCGCCGACACGTAGATGTAGTCCACCGCGTCGGATTTGCGGAAGCAGATGTCCGAATATGCCAGCGGCAGATTGTAGTTCGTAAAATCCAGAACCACATTGTCATGCGCCGGCGCTGCTACCCTGAACAACGCCGTAACGGTCATGGTGGAACCGCAGTTGCGGTACACCGTAACCATGGTCGGCGTGGAGGAGCTGTTGGATATGACCAGCTTCTCGACCTTGGCCGCGCCCGATATCTGGGCGGCCAGTGTTGCCGCTTCATTCACGGGATAAGTGCTGACGGCGACACTGACGTCCGCGGCCCGCGCGGGAACGGCGCAGTATGCAAGCGCCGCCACGCCAACTATCATGAGCAGTTTCTTCTTCATCTGTCTGACCCTCACTTTTTGGAGGCCGCAGCCTTTTTGTTGTCGTAAGGGGTTATTTTGCCCTTTGCGGCTTTAGCGTCGGCATCGTTGAAGTCCACAACGTCTCCGACGCGGTAATGCCCGAACCCCTCCGTAACTTTGAACGATTTCAGGTCCGAAACTTCTGCTTTTTCATCAACCTTCCTTTCGTCTG